AGCCCAACAAGAGGAAGAAGTAATGGCTAAGTCCCCGGCGTGGACCCGCAAGGAAGGAAAATCCTGCACTAAGTGTGGGGGGTTCCTACCCCTTTCTGAATACTACACCACAGGTAAGCTGGTAGATGGTGCCCCGAAGTACAACTCTTGGTGTAAGCCCTGCGTCAAGGAGAAAATGACTTCATACCACAAGCGCACTTGGGGGCCTGACGCCCTAGCGCGGACCGCGTATAAGCGGACTAGATCAGTTCGCGCGTACTTATCGTACCTTCGCGCGAAGGCGGTCCACCGTGGGGGCGACTGTATCAGCTTGGACGCACTGGTTGCGCTTTGGGACTACCAGAAGGGGCGCTGCGCGCTATCGGGTTGGCAGATGACAACTACCCTCGGAAAGGGTATTATGCACACCAACTGCAGTATTGACCGCATAGATTCGAGGCGCGGATACGAGCCGGGAAACGTGCAGTTGGTGTGTCGAGCCGCAAACATAGCGAAGTCTGATATGCCTACAGACATGTTTTTCCAGTTGTGTCGGGCGATTGTGGAGAGGAGCGATGGGATACAAGACACCGGCATGGCAGCGCAGTGAGGGCAAGTCTAAGAAAGGCGGTCTCAATGCCAAGGGGCGGGCGTCGGCCAAGAAGCAGGGCATGAACCTGAAGCCGCCTGCGCCGAAACCGAAGACCAAGAAGGACGCCGCACGGCGCAAAAGTTTTTGCGCCCGGATGTCAGGTATGAAGAAGAAATTAACCAGTGAGAAAACCAAGAACGACCCGAACAGCAGGATCAATAAAAGCCTGCGCGCGTGGAACTGCTAGCCAACTGGCTAACTAGGAGAACAAATGCAAATCATCAACAACAAGGCTCTGCTCTTGCGGCTTAAGAACCCGGGGCAGGTGCTGAACACCATTCCGAACAGCAAGCAAGTCAGCGACCACGAGGTCGTCGTCAAGTGGGGTGTGCCCGAGGTGCATACCCTGCAGCAGCTTAACATCAAGGCACCGTCGCCGATTTCGGCGCACTACGCTTGGCCGGGTAAGTTCAAGCCCATGGCCCACCAGCGCACGACTGCGGAGTTTCTGACGAAGCATCAGCGCGCGTTCTGCTTCAACGAGCAGGGCACGGGTAAGACCGCGTCGGCTGCGTGGGCGGCGGACTACCTGATGCAGCAAGGGATCATCAAGCGAGCGCTGATTATCTGCCCGGTGTCGATCATGTCGTCGGCGTGGCGGGCTGACCTGTTTTCGTGTGCCATGCACCGCACCGTGGACATCGCCTATGGGTCCGCCAAAAAACGCAAAGAAATCCTAGCGGCAAAACCTGACTTCCTCATTATCAATTATGATGGTGTAGAGGTCATCAAGGAAGAACTCGCTGAGGCCGGATACGATCTGATTATCGTAGATGAGTGTTTTGTAGCCGGGACGCCCGTGCATACCCCGGCTGGCCTAAAGGGTATCGAAACCCTGAAGGCTGGGGATACTGTGTTGACCTCCAGTGGGGCACGCACTATAAAAACTGCTAGCTCGCGCAAACCGAAACAGCTAGTCGAGGTATCTTTTAGTGATGGAAGCACCATCAAATGCACTCCAGAGCATCCGTTCTTCACTGACTGCGGTTGGGTGCCCGCCAAGGCCCTTGCGGGTAGACGGGTTATTTCTGCTGCTGATATGCCCTATCTGCGGTCAGGGATACAAAGTGAAGCTATCGCAGTGGGTGTTCCACCGGAAACGTGGCACGGGCACCGGCATGACCTGCTCGAAATCCTGCGCACGGAAGAGATGGCATTTGCTGAACCCCGGCAAGTCAGCGCTCAAGAACCTGACGCCGGAACAACGGGCGACTGCCGTACGCAGGGGGTTTACGCTGTCGGCGGAACGCCGGGCGCATATGTCGGCTGTAGCGAAACAGCGGGGGTTTCGCCCTCCGGTGCGTGGGGGGAATGGCAAGGGGATGACCAACGCGGAAGCAGCACTCGTGTCCTTGTTACCCCCGAACTGGATATGGAACTTCCCCATTGCGTTGGGGTCGAGGCAGCGCGGTTATCCTACGAACTACAAAGTAGACTTCGCGTGGCCCGCCAAGAAAATAGCCCTAGAGGTGGACGGCAACTCACACAAAACGCACATAGGGAAAGCACGGGACACCAAGAAAACCACGAAGTTGTCGGAACTTGGGTGGATTGTGTTACGTATACAGAACCAAGAAGTGACGAACTCGTGTACAACATCGAAGTTAGTGGAACACCTAACTACTTTGTTGGAAGCGGATATCTAGTCCATAACTGCACGCACTACAAGAACTCTCAGTCCAAGCGGTGGAAGACCCTCAAGAAGCTGGTCACCCCCAACACGTGGCTGTGGATGATGACAGGTACGCCTGCCGCACAGGGCGCGGAGGATGCTTACGGCCTTGCCAAGCTGGTCAACCCGACTGCTGTACCGCAGTACTTCAATACGTGGAAGGACATGGTCAGCGTGCAGGTGTCCCGGTTCCGGTGGGAGCCGCGTAAGACGGCGACCGAGCATGTGCACCGTGTCCTGCAGCCTGCGATCAGGTTCACCAAGGACGAGTGCCTTGACCTGCCGGATATGGTCTACACCAAGCGGCACGTGAACCTCACCAACCAGCAGAAGAAGTTCTACGAAGAGCTTCGTAAACAGATGTATGCCGAAGTCATCGGGGAGCAGATTACTGCGGTCAACGCAGCGGTCGGCATGAACAAGCTGCTGCAGATTTCGGCGGGCGCTGTCTACACCGACGATGGCGAAACGGTGCATTTTGATATCAAGAACCGCTACAGCGTGCTCAAGGAAGTCATCGACGAGAGTACCCATAAGGTTCTGGTGTTCGTACCCTACCGCAACACGATAGACCTGCTGAAAGAAAAGCTGGATGCAGACGGGGTAACCACCGAGGTCATCCGTGGCGACGTGTCCCCGGCGAAGCGTACTGATATCTTTGAGCGGTTCCAGAAACAGAAAGACCCGCACGTGCTGTTGATCCAGCCGCAGTCCGCCGCGCATGGTGTGACCCTGACGGCTGCGAATACGGTCGTGTGGTGGTCGCCCACGCCCTCCCTTGAGACCTACGCACAGGCCAACGCGCGCGTGCACCGGTCGGGGCAGAAGAACAAGTGCACGGTGGTTCAGCTTGCGGGGTCGCCCGTAGAACGCCGCATTTACAAGCTGTTGGACGGCAAAATTGACGTTCACACAGAGCTAGTCAATTTATACAAAAACCTGCTTGACTAGCGCAAACCTAGCTAGTATATGCTAGGGAACAACAACCGGAGAACAGAGATGGCGAAAGATACACAGACCGCACCGCCGGTCGAGAAAATGACCCGTGCCTACCTCAAGATCAGGGAGCGGCGCGCGGAGATCACAGCGAAGTTCAAGGAAGAAGACGAAGCGCTCAAGGAGCAGCTTGATATCATCAAGCACGCGCTGCTGGACTACTGCGACGAGCAGGGCGTTGACAGCGTGCGCACTCCTGCGGGGCTGTTCTACCGCAGCACCAAGACCCGGTACTGGACGAGTGACTGGGAATCCATGAACAAGTTTATCCTCGACAACGAGGTTCCCGAGTTCTACGAGAAGAGGCTTAACCAGTCTGTTGTTAAACAGTTTCTGGAAGAAAACCCCGACATGCTTCCGCCCGGGCTTAACGCCGACACGGAGTACGTTATCACAGTGAGGAAAAAATAATGGAGCAGCCAAGCCCCTTTGTTACGGTTAACGAGTTGGCTGAGTATCTGAACGTGTCAACGTCCACGATCAGACTTTGGGTGCGGAAGGATCGTATCCCCAAGCACACCTACATCAAGGTGGGGCAAACCTACCGCTTCAACAGGGATAAGGTCGTGGCGGAACTGAACGCCGCAGGCCCGATCCAGCTTGAGTTCGACTTCGACAACAACGAGGAAAACTGAAATGTCTATCGAAATTGATCGTGGTATCCCCGTGGCCCCCACGCCGGGCCGTGCCGAGTACAACAGCAAGTACCCGACCAAGGACTTGGATGTCGGCGATTCCTTTGCCGTGCCGGTTCCGTACGACAAGGACGCGAAAGCCTTCTCGCGTACCGTGGCTAGCGCCGTGTATTCGTTCGCTCGGCGGCGCAACCTTGACTGGTCGTTCGCTGTGCGTATTCTCGACGAGGGTGGCCGCGACGTGGTTCGTATCTGGCGCACCAAGTAATCAGGAGAACAAGAATGTCTGACCTTCCTACGCTTTTCGGGGGCAGCGGTAACGCCCTCGCCAACTCCGATCTGTTCAAGTCCCTGATGGACATGAACAAGACCCTCGCCGGTAACACCGGTGGCGGGGGTCGCCGCATCAGCATCCGTGGTGGCCGCTTCCGTATGGTTGTCGGTGGCGAACAGGTCGGCGTCCGCAAGGATGACTGGATCAACGCGGTTGTCATCGACGCGGCCCCCATCGCACGTACTTATTTCGAGGGGACTTTCGACCCCGAGAACCCCAGCGCCCCGACCTGTTGGTCGCATGATACTCGCTCGCCCGCGCCGGAAGTGCCGGAAGAGCAGCGTCAAGCGTCCCGGTGCATGGACTGCCCCATGAACATCAAGGGGTCCGGGCAGGGCGACAGCCGTGCCTGCCGCTATTCCCAGCGGCTGGCCGTGACGCTGGAAGGTAAGCCCGATGAGGTTTACCAGTTGCAAATCCCTGCCACGTCTATTTTCGGCGAGGCGCAGGGTGACCGCATGGGGATGCAGGCGTACGCGCGCTTCCTCAATGCACACAACACTCCGATGATCTCGGTGCTGACGAAGATTTACTTCGATGAAAACAGCAACACGCCGAAGCTTTTCTTCAAGCCGGAGCGTCCGCTGGAGGAAGACGAACTGCACGCCGCAGTGGCGCTTCGCGACAGCGATGAGGTCAAGAGTGCAATCACCATGACGGTTAGCCAGACCGACAAGGTGGGTGAGGGCAAGGAATCCAAACCCTCCAAAGCCGCCGCGCCCAAGGCCAAACTGCAGGATACGGCTGAGACCGAGGCGGACGACGAGGGTGACGAGGAACCGCCCAAGAAGGCCGGGAAGAAAGAGGTCGCTGCCAAGAGCAAGCCCAGCCTCGACGACCTTGTCTCCGAGTGGGACGACGAGTAATCGCACTCGATTGTTGCGGCGGGGTATAAGAGAAAACCCGCCTCGCCGCAACGCTCCCAAACAAAGTGGCGACAATGGACACAGCGACATTTCTTGGAAGTGTGCTAGCACCAGACGGTTGGTACTGTGTGCTGGCTCTGAAAGAAAACAAGCGCGTACAGAAATTCTACAATAACCTCGACGCGCTACTGCACGCAGCCAACAACTTTAGCGACGAAGGCTACGACGCCTATTTCGGCCTTGGCGCTTTCATGGACGGTAGAAGCCGCACCGCCGATAATGTCGGCGAGATGCGCGCGTTCTTCATGGACCTCGACTGCGGGGTGCATCTGAAGACCGGCGAGAAGAAAGATTACACGGATCAGAACGACGCGCTGAAAGCGCTGAAAGCCTTCGTCCGTATCAACAACCTCCCGAAGCCCACGCTGGTCGATTCCGGCTATGGCATCCATGTCTACTGGAAGCTGGACGATCCGGTACCTTTGAAGGACTGGCAACGAGTTGCGTTCAAACTCAAGACGCTCGCACAACAGCAGGGTTTCAAGTCTGACGAAGGCGTGACCGCCGATGCGGCTCGGGTACTACGTGTTCCGGGGACGTTGAACTACAAGGGAGAGGACACCAAGACAGTACATGTTTTGATGTCTGGGGAAGTCACTAGTCTAATAAACTTTGAAAAACTCCTCCCAGACGTAGCGGCACCGTCAGGTTATATTCCGTCCAACAAGGACAGCGCCATGATGGATGCCCTGATGGGCAACCGTCGCAACGTCTTCAAGGATATCGTCAAGAAGACCGCACGGGGCAAGGGCTGCGCCCAGATCGCACACATCCTGCAGAACCGGGAGACACTTTCGGAACCGATGTGGCGGGCTGGGCTATCCATCGCCGGGTTCTGCGAAGACCGGGTCAAGGCTGCGGAGATCATATCCAAGGGCCACCCCGACTTCGACATGGACGACACCATGCACAAGATGGACCGCATCAAGGGTCCGTACCAGTGCGCGCGGTTCGACGACTATAACCCCGGTGTTTGCCCGGAGTGCCCGTTCTGGGGTAAGATCAAGTCCCCTATCGTTCTCGGCAGTGAGGTCAAGGAAGCACCGCCGTATGAAGAAGTAGTCGCCGATGTTAGCCAACCGGCTAGCCCACTCAACACGGTGACGATCCCGGCGTATCCGAAGCCATACTTCCGAGGCGCGAACGGTGGGGTCTACCGCAGGGACATCGACGATGAAGGGGAAGTGGTTGAACGGCTCATATACGTGAACGATCTTTATGTTGTCTCGCGGCTGAAAGACCCGGAAGCTGGAGAAGTCCTGTTAATGCGCCTGCACATGCGGCACGACCCGGTGCAGGAGTTTATGGTCAAGCTAGAGCAGGCTACCTCCAGAGAAGAATACCGCAAGGTGTTGTCAGCCCAAGGGGTAGCTGTCTACGGAAAACAACTGGATGCGATCATGGAATATACACAAGCATGGATCAACGAACTGCAGCAATCGGTACAAGCTGACACGGCCCAGCGGCAGTTCGGGTGGGTGGACGAAGACATGACCTGCTTCGCACTCGGGAACCGTTTGATCTACGGCGACCGCGTCGAGAAGAACGCCCCATCGGTCACCACGGCGGAGTACATGAAGCCCTTCTCCGGGCATGGCAGCTTGGAAGTGTGGAAGGATGCCGTCAATTTCTGGAACCAACCCGGTATGGAACTGCACCAGTTCATTGTCTGCGCCGGTTTCGGCGCGCCCCTGATGCAGTTGACGCCGCAGAACGCCGCGCTGATCCACCTGTGGAGCAAGGAGTCGGGCTACGGCAAGAGTACGGTCGGCGCTGCGGCAGCGGGCATATGGGGTAGACCGGATATCCTGATTACGCACAGCCGGGACACCTACATGAGCCGCATGATGCGCGCGGAAATCTACAAGAATATCCCGGTCATCATGGACGAGTTGACCAACATCAAGTCTGGAGATGCGTCTGACCTGATCTACCAAGCCACGGACGGCAGGCAGCGGAACCGGATGGCGGCAACGGGCAACACCGAGCGCTTCCGGGGGGAGCCTTGGCAGACCCTCTTCATCACGTCAGCGAACGTCAGCCTCATCGACCGGGTCACACTCAGCAAGTCGATGGCGATGGGCGAAGCGATGCGGATGCTGGAAATCCACGTTGCCAAGGTCACCGACAAACTTGATATCCCGAAGAGCGAGACGGACGAACTCAACAACATTCTGAAGCAGAACTACGGGGTGGCCGCACTCCCATTCGTTCAGTACGTCATCAACCACAAGGACGAAGTGAAGGCGCTGCTCGACAAGGTTCGGACTACTATCGACCGCCGTGCGCAGTTGGATCAGCCTGCACGGTTCTGGTCTGCAGCGGCGTCGGTCATCATCACGGCATCGGTCATCTGCAACAAGATCGGCCTGCTGCAGTTCGACAGCAAGAACCTGATGGACTACACCATCAACACGATCCTCAAGACAGCCAAGGAAGGCGCGAAGGGACAACAGACGGACCCGAGGTCGATCATCAACGACTACGTCTACGAGAACTGGGGCAAGATACTCCAAATCCGTTCCACCATCGACCGTCGCGGTACGCACATGAGTGGCGCGGATGACCTCGTGATCCCCGACTCGCTCCCCAAGGGCGACATCGCAGGCCGCTACGAGCCTGATACCAAGATGCTCTACCTGCGCCCGGCACCGTTGCGGCAGTGGTTGGCGGAACAGCAGCTTAACTACCAGTCACTTTCGGCGGACCTCAAGAAAATGTTCGGTGCAGAACGGAAGAACGTCAGGCTTACACGCGGCACGCATATGAACATGCCTGCTACCATGGCGATCTGTATGCAGATCAACATCGAAGACCGCGAGGGTGGAGATGATGACCTCACCCTTTCTGACGCCTGACGGCGTAAGATTCTACGTACCTTGGTACGAACTGGAAGTAGGTTGCTCAGTATTTGTTCCGTGTATCAACGTGGTCGCGCTCCAAAAACAACTAGTCAAAAAGGCCAAGGATTTGGGGATACGCATCCGTTACGAGACCCGCGTTGAAAACGGCATATTTGGGCTTCGCTTTTGGAGGGTAGACTGATAGTCTGCAGATGACAGCAGAGAGGGTCGCCTGCTCGGCTGTTGGCATTTGTTCTCCTCCTGACTGCCCCCGCTTCGGCGGGGGCTTTTTTATCAGGAGAGGAAGACCGGCAGCGGACGCCCGTACTCTTGGGCCATCTCGTTGAGAGGTTCCCGCACGTTGGGTGCCAGCGACACGCCACTGGACATTTCTTTCGTCGTGCGCTCGTGACCCTTTACGGACCGCTTGATGTCTTCGGCGCTGATTATCGCTTCGGGATACCGGCCCGCCATGTCACGGTTGAACTCTTGGATTTCCGCGATGGCGTCTTGCATGCCTTCCCGGTCGCCCATCCGCATGGCGAGGTAGTACCGCTTCGTGAGGCGGGAGCGCTTGTCGTTGACCGCACGGCTGATCCGCACGTTGGTGCGGTTGATGTCCTGCTGCAGAGTGGCCTGCATCGGTGCGAAACCGAACGCTTGCCCGAGGATGGAGTTCAGCCCCAGATCGCCGGTAATGATGTCGCCCCGGCGGGTGTCGATGTTGCCGCCCTCGTAGGCGTAGCGCGCAGCCTTGCTGAAGTTGCGGATCGCCGCCGGGATCATGTTTTCGATACCACGCAGCATGGCTTCGTCGTCACCCTCGCGGATCGCGGTGCCGAACTCCGTAATACCCCGGCGAACCTGAGTGAAGGTAGACCACGCGGGACCGCCAAGGTTCTGCACCACACGTTCTTCGTCCGACGGGTTCGTGTTGTAGCGGTTCTCCCTGATAAGAAGTCCTGTCAGGCCAACACGCGACGACACGTCCATGCCCGTCAGATAGCTGGGCAGACCCTTGAACACCGCCTCGCCAAGATACCGGCGCGCGATCATGTCAGCGTCTTCTTCGTCCTCGCCAAGGAAAGCATCCCAGATCGTGGACACCATGCCATACAGCGGAACACCGGCCACCCCGGCGAGCGCTGCCGAGG